GCCATGCGCCGCAGCCAGCCGGGTTTTGACCTGAAAGCAGAGCTGAAGAACCCGGAGATGCGCCGTCTGATGCAGCTGCCCGGGATGCGGGTGCAGGACGCCTACCGCCTTGCCCACTACGAGGATGCCCTGCGCACCACGGCACAGACCGTGGAGCAGGGCGTGGTGGAGCGGGTGCAGCAGCGCGCCGCGCGTCCACTGGAAAACGGCCTGCGCCCCGGTGCTGCGGCTTCGGTACGGCCGGACGTAGCCGCCATGACCCGCGCCCAGCGGGAGGCCTTGGAGCGCCGTGTGCTGCACGGTGCACAAATCGAACTTTAATCTGACAGGAGAAAGGAAAAAAGCATGATGAATTTCAACATCCAGCTGTTTGCGGACGCGCAGACCAACACCACCGGCACCATGTCGGTGGAGATGAAAACCTTTTACGAGAAGCGCCTGATCGATCAGGCAGAGCCGCGCCTTGTGCACGACCAGTTTGCGGATTACTACCCCGTGCCCCAGAACGGCGGCAAGACCATCGAATTCCGCAAGTACGACAGCCTGCCCAAGGCCAGCACCCCGCTGACCGAGGGCGTTACCCCCAACGGTCAGGCGCTGAACGTGACCAGCATCACCAGCGACCTGCACCAGTACGGCGGCTGGACCCCGCTGACCGATGTGCTGCAGATGACCGCCATCGACAACAACGTGGTGCAGGCCACCCGCGTGCTGGCAAGTCAGGCAGGCCGCACCATGGACAGCATCACCCGCGATGTGCTGGCGGGCGGTACCAATGTCATTTACGCCCCGAAGCTGGGTGCAGACGGTGCCGAGACCGCCGTTACCAGCCGCAAGGCGCTGGACAAGAGCTGCACCCTGACCCCGAAGCTGTTCTTTCAGGCGGCGGCGCAGCTGGGCGCAATGAACGCTGACCCCATCGGCGACAGCTACGTTGCCATCATCCACCCCTATGCGGCCTACGACCTCAAGACCTGCAAGGAGTTCATGGAGGTGCACAAGTACGCCGACCCCGACACCATGTTCCGCGGCGAGATCGGCAAGCTGGGCAACATCCGCTTTATCGAGACCAGCGAGGCCAAGATCTGGAAGGACGATACCTGCCCGGCGGGTCTTGCAGTGTTCGGCACGCTGGTGCTGGGTGCCCACGCCTACGGCGTGACCGAGCTGGAGGGCGGCGGCCTTGAGCACATCGTCAAGCAGCTGGGCTACGGCGACGACCCGCTGAACCAGCGCGCCTCTGTGGGCTGGAAGGGGATGCGCGCCGCCGAGCGTCTGGTGGAGCAGTACATGGTGCGCATCGAGAGCGTGTCCAGCTACTCTGCCACCGCTGCCGCCAACTAAGGAGGTGCCCATGGCTGAAAAGAACGTGCGCATCCGGCTGTTCAAGGACAACAGCCGCTACAAGGGCGATCTGTTCGTCAGCGTCAACGGTGTGAATTACAAGATCCGCCGGGGCGTGGAGGTGGAGGTGCCGCCCGCTGTGGCCGAGGTGCTGGAACACAGCCAGCGCCAGGACGAGCTGACCGCTGCCCGCATTGCTGCTGCGGAGAACGCGGCACAGTAAAATCTGTAAAATCAACGCTGCCCGGCTGGGAGAAATGCCCCCGGCCGGGCTTTTTATAAAAAGGATGTGATGAAGATGACAGTAGGAGAAGCTTTGGAGCGTGCCGAGCAGCTGCGCCCGAACTGCCGCATTGAAACCGAGACCCGGCTGCAATGGCTGCGGGAGACGGACGCCCTGCTGCGCACAAAGCTGTTTGACCGCAGCGCCGCCGGGGCGTTTGACGCGGTGGGCGCAGACCGTCCGTGGGAGCAGCCGGTGCAGGACGACCAGCCGCTGCTGGCGCCGCCGCCCTTTGATGCGCTGTACCCGCACCTGTTGTGTGCGCAGATGGACGCCGCCTTGGGCGAAACCGACCGCTACGCCGGAGAGCAGGCGCAGTACAACGCCCTGTATGCGGAACTGGCGGTCTGGCTGCGGCAGAACTACCCGCCCCGCAGCCGGGCGCAGTGGCGCTGGTAAGGAGGTGGGAACATGGTACTGGCAGACAGAATGCGGCTTGGAAACACCCGGCAGCTGCTGCGGGCCTTTGGCGGCCTGAACGAGACCTACGGCTGCTCGGAAGCAGAGTACAGCGCCGGAGTAAACTTTTCTGCCCGGGATTTCCCGGCCCTGAGCACCCGCACCCCGCGCCGCAAACTGCGGGCGCTGACCGGGCTGAACGGGATGTACCACCTGAACGGTCTGCTGACGGTCTGCGGGCGGGATATCACCTATACCCCGGACGATGCCGCAGCTCCGGCGGTGACGAAGGCGGACGCCGTGACCGATGGCCGCAAGGCGCTGGTGGGCATCGGCACAAAGATCCTGATCTTCCCGGATAAGCTGGCCTTTGATACGGCAGACGGCAGCGTGACCGCACTGGGGGCGCTGTGGACGGCGGCGGACAAAAGCGTGACCTTTGCCCCCTGCGATGCCGCAGGCAAGACCTATCAGGTGGAAGCCTTTGGCAGGGACGAGCCCGCCGATCCGGCAGACGGACAGCTGTTTTTAAGGGTGGAGGATGCCGACCATCCGTGGCGGTACGACAGCACGCTGGAAATGTACAGCAAAAACTCCGGCAGCTGGGCGGCCATCCCGCTGGAATACTGCCGCATCACGGCGGCAGGGCTGGGCAAGCTGTTCCGGCAGTGGGACACCGTGACCGTGCAGGGCGCAGCCGCCGAAGCGGCGGGGCAGAGCCCGGAGCTGAACGGAGATCAGATCGTGTATGACATGGGCGAGGACTGGCTGCGGGTGCGCTGCACCCCGCAGGGCGAGTATTTTTACGGCACACTGGTGCAGAACGCCGCCGCCGCGCAGTGGCAGAGTATGGACGGCAAGCAGCACCGCAGTGTGGATGCCGCACAGACGGTATCCATGGAGCGCCGGGTGCCGGAACTGGATTTTGTGACCGAGTGCGACAACCGGGTGTGGGGCTGCAACAGCAGGGAGAACGTTATCTACGGCTGCAAGCTGGGCGACCCCACCAACTGGTTCAGCTACCGGGGCATCGCTGCAGACAGCTACGCCGTCACTGTGGGCAGCGACGGCGCCTTTACCGGGGCGGCTTCCTGCATGGGCTATGCGCTGTTCTTCAAGGAGAACACCCTGCACAAGCTGTACGGCTCCAAGCCTTCGGATTTTCAGCTTTCCAGCCTGCGCTGCCGGGGCGTGGCAAAAAACGCCGCCCGCAGCCTGTGCGTGCTGAACGAGACGCTGTATTATCTCTCGCCGGACGGGGTCATGGCGTGGGACGGCAGTCTGCCCACCAAGGTGTCCGGTGCGCTGGACGCCGCAAAGCTTGCCAACGTGCAAAGCGCCGTGGGCGGTGCGCTGGATGGCCGGTACTATCTGCACATCTCCCGGGAGAGCGCGCGTCTGCTGGTCTACGATACCGAGAAAGGGCTGTGGAGCGAGGAGGACGTCTGCTCCTGCGATATGACAAGCACCGGCGGGCAGCTTTATCTGTGGGACGGGCAGGCGCTGTGGGCAGCAGACCCCACCCGCGAGCCGGACTGGCAGAGCACCGATAGCGTGGAGACGGACATCCCCTTTGAACTGGTCACAGGCGATGTGGGACTGGACGGCACCGAGCAGCGGTACCTCTCCCGGCTGACCTTGCGTCTGGACGCCGAACGCACCAGCACGGTGGAGGTGGCAGTAAGCTATGACGGCGGCGCGTGGGAGACGGTGGCCACCCTTGCCGCCCAAGGCCGCCGCAGCAGCTATGACCTGCCTTTTGTGCCCCGGCGGTGCGGGTCGCTGCGGCTGCGGCTTCGTGGCAAAGGACAGATCACCCTGCGCAGTCTTGTGCGCACCATCGCCCCGGCAAAGGGAAAATTATGGGAGGAGGATACCTCATGGCAAGCATGAACGGCCTGAGCAAGCTGGGTCTGCCCAAGCTCAGCGATAACATGGACCCGGAGGATGCCCGGGCACTGCGCAGCTATCTGTACCAGATGCAGGAGCAGCTGCAGTATGTACTGACCAATCTGGATACGGAAAATATGTCCGACACCCTGCGCAGCAAGCTGCAGGGATTATAAGTACGAAAGGAGAATTTTATGGCATCCAAAAAGAAGGAGGAACTGCTGCAGCCGGACGTGCAAACGCAGGCACAGCCTGCTGCGCAGTCCACTTACAGCACCGAGGGGCTGGACAGCCGCGCCGAAGTGGAAAAGGCTATGGCAAACGCCAGCTACCGCCCCAGCCAGCAGGTGACCGATGCAGCCAACGCCCTGAAGCAGTGGCAGCAGAACCGCCCCGCAGACTACCAGAGCAGCTATCAGGACGGGATCAACGAGCTGCTGGGGCAGCTGCTGGAACGGGAGAATTTTCAGTACAGCTACACCCGCGACCCGCTCTATCGCCAGTACGAGCAGCTGTACACCCTGAACGCCCACAATGCCAGCGCGGACGCGGCGGCGCAGGCGGCTGCTCTGACCGGCGGCTATGGTTCCAGCTATGCCACCAGTGCGGCGCAGCAGGCCTATCAGCAGCAGATCGGCGGGCTGGCAAGCGCCATCCCCACCTTGTACAGTCTGGCGCTGGATACCTACCAGAGCGGCGGCGAGGAGCTGGTGACCCGGCTGGAGCAGCTGAACGGACAGGAACAGAACGCCCAGAGCTTATATGACCGGCAGCTGCAGGACTACTACACCCAATTGCAGCAGAAGGGCGATGCCTACAACGACGCCTACGCCAAGGACTACGGTCAGTATCAGGAGCACCTGAACCGGCTGGACACCCTGCACGGCTACTACACCGCGCAGGAGCAGGCGCAGATCAGCCAGCGTCAGCAGGCTTTTAATAATGTTATGACCGTGCTGGGCGTCATCGGGGATGTGGTGCAACTGGCCATCAGCGGCACCACCGGCCTGGGCACGTTGGCGGGCAGTCTGCTGAATACCGGGTACAACATCTACTCCGGCAACCGCGCCTACGAGGCCGAGCGCGCCGACACCCAGTGGAGCCAGCAGATGCAGGAGAAGCAGCGTCAGGACGCACTGACCCAGCAGCAGTACGACAACACCGCCAGCGAGCGTGCCTATCAGGACGCGCTGAAGCAGCAGGCCTTCAACAATAACGTGACCAGCCAGAAGCTGAACATCGCCAAGGGCGAGTGGGCGCTGAAGCAGGCGAATGCCCAGCAGAAGGCCGCACAGGCTGCCGGTAAGGCGGCGGCTGCGGGCACAAAGTCCGGCAGCTCCGGCAGCGGCGGAAAGGCCACCGGCAGCAGCGGCTCTGCTTCCGG